CCAACAGGCACCCTATCAGGATGTAGGTAAGTCGGACTATAAGACGTTGAAGTCTCTTATGCCTAAGTCTCTTGACTGGGATAGACTGGCTGAGTATGAGATGGAAGACAACACAGCAGGTAGTCAGACGTTAGCTTGCTCTGGAGATAGCTGTGAGATCGTAGACCTAGTGTAACCCGTGTACCTGAGCATGTACTAAAACTGCTTAACCACAAGGATATAAAATGTACACCATCATCACCCGTGACCAATGTAACTTCTGTGATGCTGCTAAGGCTATACTAAAGGGCAATGGCTTCCCTTACACAGAATATAACGTACAGTCCCAAAGCTCTCGTTGGGTCTTGTCGCTAATCAAGAAGGCTGAACTAACTACAGTACCCCAAATCTTCGACCCCAGTGGAAATTACATTGGTGGTTATACAGAACTCAAATCCAAACTGGAGAAAGAACAACGGTAATGGATGACTTCCCTGAGAAACCTAAGCGTACCAGACGGAAGACAAACTACAAAGGGGCTGACAAGAAGGTTACCTCTGGCATTGTCGCAAAGACACCCAAACAAAAGGAGTTCCTAGATGCCCTTAAAGTATCGTCTCAAGTATTTGTTCTTGGTCCAGCTGGAACAGGCAAAACTTACGTTACGGCGACATACGCGGCGGACCTCTATACGACTAAGCAAATTGATAAGATCGTTATCACGAGGCCGCATGTGGCGGTTGGTAAAGAGCTTGGTTTCCTAAAGGGTGACCTCACAGAGAAGACTATGCCTTGGGCATTACCTGTATTAGACGTATTGGAGAAGCATCTTGGTAAGGGTACAGTGGAAACAGGCATCAAGAATGGCAACATTGAGATGGCACCTCTTGCACTTATGCGTGGGCGTAGCTTCGATAGCGCCTTCATAATAGTGGATGAAACGCAGAACATTACACTACATGAACTAAAGATGGTCCTGACTCGTGTAGGAGAAGACACTACTATCGTTCTTAACGGTGATGTACAACAGTCGGACTTGAAGGAAGCAGATGGTCTGTCTAAGGTTATACACCTAGCTAAGAAGTATATGTTGCCAGTACCTATCATTGAGTTTGGTGTAGATGACATCATCAGGTCGGACATTACAGCTATGTGGGTTAAAACATTTATGAAGGAGAAGTTATGACCTTTTACGAAGGAATACTGCTGGCAAGCCTAGTATCCAACGCATACGCCATCTACAAGCTAGGTAAGGTGGAAGTTGATATAGATACCATGTACCAAGGTCTAGCCATGTGTATGAAAGAAGTTGGCCTAGAAGAATAGAAAAAGCCCCCGTACTCCTTCAGTGGAATACGGGGGCTTTTTCTATTGTATATTACTTGTTGTAGAACTTAGATATGGACCTGAGACCTATGCTGGCACTCACGATCCCCCCAAGGGAAACCTGATACCACGTTGGCATAGCCTCAAGTGCAGTAAATCCATCCTGTACGATCTGGTTACCCCAGTCACCACAGAAGGCTAGTATCAGGGGGATACTGAAAAGTAGAGTTATCCACTCGTCTTTCCAGCTGTTTTGGGTAGCCTTGATTGCCTCTATGTCCCAGTCTATTTCACCAGTCAGTTGCTTCTTTCTGATCTCAGCTTCTGTTAGCTTAACTTGTGTTTTACTGTCTATAACACTTGTCGCTAGTCCAGCTAGGCTTGTGAGTATGCCAATCATTTCTTCTCACTCCCTAGCCAAACGGCTATCGTACCAGTCATAGCACCACTTACGACACTAATCATAGCACTCTGCTGGGTACTTAAGTCTTCAAGGCTCATGCCCCATTCTATCACACGGATGTACATTATAGTCATCACTAGCATCATCAGTCTGGGCATGATCTTCCAAGTCAGAAGTCTTTCCATTGTCACTGCCATTTAATATCTCCTAAGTCTATCCAACCAAGATACCACATATAAGCACCACCAGAGGCAAGGACTACAAATATGAAAGATACGATAAGTATGATTGAGAGTATCATCTCTTTACGTTCCTCCGCTTTTATGAGAGCAAGTCTTGCCTCTTCTTGACGCTCTAGTCGTATCTCACGCCTTAAGCTCAACAACTCTTGGTATGCTGTATATCCTCTGGTATTAGTAATTAGCTCTTTCAGTTGTTCCTCAGCATCTTTAGCTTGTTGCTGCTTCATAAACGTGTTGAGGGCTTCCTCGTTAGCACTAGCAAAGATAGAGGATTTCTTCTTAGTGTGTTGAGCCTTGGCTCCATCCACAGCATCAAAGAACGATGCAATGTCCTTAGTCATGGAGTGGAGTTGCTTACCTGCTGCTATACCGCCTTTGATAGCTGCAAAAGCCGTTAGAGGGTCAATCATCTCTCGCTCCTGCTACTCTCCATCATCATACGAATAGATTTTATATTCTCGTCGATACGGCCCATAGTAACCGCTTGCTGGTGGACTACCTTTTCCAAGGCGTTGATTCTAGCTTCGTGGCGCATCAAGTCTCTAGTGTTACTCTCTATAGAACTGTTTAGTGAGGAAACAAACCACACCAGAGCTACTGTCTGAGCTAGGATTGCCATTATAAATGTTAGAGGAATTGATTTGTTAAGGTGCCACGGTTGCTCTTTCATAACTACGTCCTTGGTATTTCAAAATGTGGTAGGTCATAGAACTTGCCATCATATGCCGACACAAGCTCTTTAGATGTTCCTTCCCACTCACGTAGGTCTTTCACTCTCCAGTTACCACCCCATCGCAAGGATATGTCTTCGTCCTTACACGCTTGGATAACTGCATCAGCTACTGGATAGAAGTCTTCCCATTCCCACGACACAGGGTAAGGTACTAAGTCTATAGCATCCCCTGTTAGGTGTCGTGAGTTCATTGTCTGTGACTTGCCCGATTTGAACAACTCACGTTGTCGGACCTCAGATCGAATACCTTCGATGATCGTGAAGTCCCTTTCACTAATTTCAATGGCACGTTTCATAACTTGCACCATGTCAGGGTTTACACCTGAGAGCCTCTGTAGGCTACGGTTTCCGAATTGGTATGACATAGTTATTCCTATTCTGGTTTTGTGGGCCAAATTACTGTGGGAAAGGAATCTTGCTGTGGTACGTTAAGTAGCTCACTCCGGTACTGCGCCCATCCACCTTGTTCTTCTGGTGTTAAGTCAGACCAACGCAAGGGGTTGGAAACCAGTGGGTCAACTACAGTAACTAAGATTCTGTCACGTTCCTCACGGACTTTTTCGGCTAGTCCTGTTTCTACCTCTTCTTGAGTAGGGGCAACGTAAGCCGCGAAGCCTGTGCCGATTAGATCCATGACTTCATCGTTGTTGATAGTCGTGTCAGTATCAGAGGGGTCTAGTGTGTAGGGTATCCAACCGTAGTTAGGGTGATTAATCTCTACGTTCATACGGAGGTTATCCTCTCTAAGAGACACCGCATTGCGTACTTGTTTAATTTTGATAGTCATTAAGAAATCCTTACTGCTAGTCCAAGCCTAGAACGAGTCCCTGCCTGAATCCCTGCTGACATCCACCTCCAAGTACCAGTAAAACTTGTTTGAGCTTGTCCCTCAGTAGTTGCAGGAGCCGTGGCACTGGTTGTTCCCGACCTAAGATCAGAGGAACTGTAAAGCTCCCAACTAAACAAGGTGTTTCCAGCCACAGTATCACCAACATCGTGTAAACCAGTGCCGTAATCACCAGCAAGAGCATAAGTTCCAACGGCGTAGGCGGCTGTACTCTGAGGAGATGCAAAAGTGTCAATAGCAGCCTTAATCTTAGCTGGCGACACAAGGCTTTCAGTAGTGCCTGTGCCAGTCTCCCAAGTGGCTGTTGTTTGATCCCCAAGAATCCCAGCCAATTGTCCATTTGTCTTCAACACATAAGTGTCATCTATGATTGAGGCTCCGTAAACAGAGTTGATATAGAAACCGTTAAGCCAAGAAGTGTCTGTCTCATTGCGAATCTGTAGTAGGTTAGTATGTGGATCATACCACCACATATTCGGGTACGTTTGTGGCGGTGGATTAGATGCGGGGGGTGTTCCAGTGTTAACATAGCTGTTGTTTGTCGCAACGGCCTGTATTGCCTCTTGAATGTCCTCCCTAGCAGCTTGTGCGGCTTGGTTCTGGATGACTAGAGTGTTCTGTACCATATATTAATACTCCAAGGTAGCACTAAGTGCTGTTACATTCGGGGTTGTATTTGTAGTAGTGCTTAATAGTTTACTTCTGAACTGTATAAACTTTCCAACTACTTCACCAGATGCCTCAACCCAGCTTTCACTAGATAGACCTGAGACAGTAGCCGATGCCCTGCACTCAACTGTAACTGAGTAGTCACCAAAGTTAGTTTGTTCATCAGTCCAGTCATCAAAGTCACCGGGCCAACTGTTCCAGTTATTAGGTATGTCATCCCAGTTGACCTCTCCATTAACTGCGTTGAGTTTCTTACGAGTGGCTGTGAAGGCGTATGACACCCTGATTGTCCTGCTAGTTGACAAGCCGGGGCTTACGTCTACATAGTCGTAATTTGTACCGTGGTCAAAGCTATATATGCCTAAGTTACTTGGTGCAATCCCTGCGCTAGTAAGGAACATATTTCCCGAAGAGACAGTGATGTTAAGATTAGCAACTCCACTTCCACCGCTAAAACTTGGGTCTTGAGCTAGTGTCAGAGTTGACCCTAGTGCTGGCAACTCTGAGCTAAGGATAGTGGTATCACTTGCAGTGATGCTCTCATTACCAGTCTTGTCCACGGCTGAAATAAAGAACTTGCCAGCTTGTGCAGGGTAGGAAGCTGAGGTTCCCGGTCTGGCTATCTTTTTTACAATTAGGCCACCCATTCCTTTAGTAAATGTTTGGTTTACGTCACTGTCGAAGTACAACTTATAGTGTGACAAATCCAATTCAGTTACAGCAGGCCAGAAGAAGAAGGCTGTACCCCCCGAAAGTAAATGAGTGAGGGAACTGGGTGGGCCGGGTGCTATTGTATCGGCTACTACGTCAAGGGTGGTAGTTACCTCTGGACCCTTGTACCCAAGTGCGTTTACGGGGATAACAGAAATAGTGTAATTTATTGGCAACTCATTGATTTGCGGAGCCGAAACACCCACTATCTCAAACCTACCCGCATTGATTCCCTCGTTAACCATAATGGTCTTACCGACAGAAGTGAAGTTGGCATCAGAAGTTCTCTTGTACTTCAAGATAACTGAGTCTATCCTTTCAAGGGAAGCGCTTATTACATTGACTGTAATAGCATTAACTACATTCTCGTTAACAACACGGTACACTTGTCCTGTGCTTATTCCAATAGAAGGCACATCATAATACTTCAAGAGTGTTGTGTTGTTTGATACGATAGTTTGTTCGTCCGCAACTGTAAATCCAAAAGCAGCTTGGCTACTCTCACGGAGTTGAAGGTTAACCCGAAGGTCTAAGTTCTCTGGGTCAGGGTTTAGTCTCCAACCTATAACCTCAAAGGTCTTCTCAGAGTTGTCTAAGTTACCATTGGTGTCATAACCCCATCCGTAACGCTCGTTACGAAACTTAACGAAGTCTCCCACCTCAACATCCAGCGCCTCTAAACCAAAGTCAGCAGACAAAGAGATTTGCTCTCTGCTACGGAACAACAATTGTTTTGCCAGCCTCTGTGCAGCAATGCCATTTGTGGTATAAGGGAGGGCTAGGTCAAGGGGTGTTTCTACGTTGTTATCATCAGCTAAGAATACATCAGAAGTAATGGCTGGGTAATCAGCACTAATCCAGTCTTGATCTTTGTCTATGAACGTGCCAGTTACCTTGTTAAAGTTATCTCTGGAGGAAACCCTAGTACCAAGAGATATACCAGATCTGAGGTCATCTAATGTTAAAGTCTTGGTTGGTGTTGTAAACGCACCAGCATACAACTTCCACAGACCAGCACCCCAGAATAGAGTGCCACCACAGGAAGTCATCATCTGTTCAAGTACAGCCCGTAGGGGTTGGCTTAGGCTTATAACACCGTTGATTGTGTATTGCTCAGTGCCATCCGATAGAATGTCAGTCTCGTCACAAACATCAGCAGCTGCCTCAAAGGTAGTATAGTCGATGCTATCGTCATTCATACCGTAGTTAGATGTCAAGTAGTCCTTGATAACCCAAGCGGCATTGTTAGAGTACACAGGTGTTTGATCGACACCAGATACAGTCTTGGTAACTTTCTTACCCTTAATAACAGCTGTCACAACTGGAAGGCCGTTTACAAAGGCATCTTGGTCGTAGGTAAAACGACAATACAAGTAAGCTAAACCTTTACCCACAAAAGAGGAGTCCACTTCTGGGGTCTGTGATGATACAGCACTGATAAGAGTGTTGGCAAGTGTACTTGTGCTATTTGCAAAGGTGTCGTCCACACTTGTCTGGTCACCGAGGTGTTTGTATATCTTTACAAAACCGTTGAATGGGGCAGATGTAACATCCTCGTTGGACATAGTAACGACTTCATCGTTTAGGTAGATGTCGCCAATCTCTTCTACTTCGTGTGCAGCCAGTACAATGATCTGGTGTAAAACCCTATTGTCAGCCCCAGTAGACTCAACGAAAGTAACTGTGCCACCTTTACGGACTTGACCATATACAACCTGTGCAGGTTCTGTAGCACCCTTACTGTTAACCAGCAGTCCACCACTTCCGATAGAACCGAAGTCAGGTTTAGGTGTTAGTGCTGATAGAAGGGCTGAGGTAACAAGTGTGGTGGCGATATAACCTACGGCCATGAAGCCAAAGTATGCAAGGGAGCCTACCGCCGCAGTAGAAGCAGCGCCAGTTATAATGTAAGCCCCGATAGTAACTGGATCACGAGCTACTCTGTCCCAAGAGTTCCAGTGCGTTACTGTGTAACTGCCTAATTTATATCTTGACATTTGGCCCCCAAGAACTTTGTACGTCTTCTGCGTTTAATTTGATTAGACCATCCTTACTAAGAAACACACAACGTGAACCTAGAGAGATACCCATAGCAACTCCAATCATCCACCTCTGGCTTCTCTTAGTGGTAACTAGGGAGCCTAGAACTGGTCTGTCGTAAGGCGTAAGCCTTGATCTAAGGGCTGCATCAATGCCGCCAAACCTAAATGTCTTTCTTAGCTCATCTCTTCTCATGGGCTTACCTTCGATCATGTATTTACCTAACCAATCGTCAGCCCAACCCTGTCCGTACATAGCTTTCCAAGCGTTATTAGTAAAAGTAAAACAGTCATGCGAACCCCATTCAAAAGGTACATCACACACTTCATTTAGGTAGTCGTTTAACCTGCTGATCTTCCCCATGCTACTTGTTGGTCCTGTATAGACTGAACAAAGGAAAAGAAACTATCTCCACTGTATCGGGCTTTGTGGCTCTCATCTGTGTATCTCCAATTTCGGGAACGCTCTAGCTCTACTAACTTACTTTCTATAGTAAGAACGATAGTGGATGTTTCGGGTTCGTCTGAGATTTGCATGGTGTCCATGAAGCCACTAAAGATTTCTACTACTGGGGTGACACTCTGTTCACCTAAGTACACTTTAGCTATACGCCTCTGGTAGGGTTCCTGTAGGGCTATTGAGATGATAGAGCTGGCAAGTCCAGTCAAGGTTAGTACCATACCCTTAGCAGATAGGTCTCCTACTTCCTCAGCGGCTGCTATGTTGAGCAAAGATCCTGTTCCTGTGTAAGTCTCCCCACCGATAGTTCGGTTACCCAGACCTGTCCACAATCGTAATGGCCCCACATTTACAGGGTCTCCATCTACACCCGTAATAGTCTTAGTGTCGAACATCAACTCAACAGCGTAGTAAGGTTCTACAGAGTTACCAGTAATGGCAGTGAGTAGTCCACTATCTATTGTACGGCTCATCCTACAACCTCCGTAGCACCGAAGCTGATACCAAAGAAACTTGCGTTGTCAACAGACCAAGCTGTCTCGTTAGAGGCAAGGCGGAACACACCAGATGCGTCAACTAGAACAGCTGATACATTAGAACGAGCCTTGCGCAGTTTAGGCCATATCTCTAAGTCACCAGATCCACTGTAGTCAACTAATACCTTGTGTAGTGTCGCATCAGAAGTAGCCCCCAGCTGAATATAGTCTCCAGCTTTAAGTGTGCCGTTAGAACTGTTCACAGTAAGGCTATCGTCTCCAACAGCACCAGTGACGTCAATAGCTGTAGCAGTACCCCTAACGGACCTAGCGGATGGATCGTAGAGCAAGAACGACCCTTGACGACCCTTGAGGGACATAAGGAACGACACCCAAGATTCAGCATCATCTCTGTTCATCGGTGGCAGGGTTATATCAGCTTCCCACATCTGACCATCGTAGGAATGTGTCTGTTGCTTGTATGTGAACGGGGACATAGATACAGCAACAGTGTTCCTAGCCCTTAGTTCAATACT